AAGAGAAAACTCGCATGAGCCGCCTGCGTTCTTATATTGATTCAATGTCTCTATCGGGCAAGTAATGATTGATCCAAAGAATTTAAGAGAAGTCGCATCAGTGATGAAAGACTATGGGATTTACATTGTTAAATCTAATGGAATGGAAATACACATGGCAACCGATGAGATGTCAGACAAAGTTCCATTTCCTCATGCAGCCGAAAAGCCAGTCACTCCAGAAGAAGAAAAAGAAATTAAACACAAGGTTGACGAGTTTACATCACTACTAAAGCTAGATGATGTCGGCTTGTTAGATCGGTTATTCCCCGCCGAAGAAGATAAGAAGGAAGTAGGCTAATGTCATACGAGGTAAAACCACTAGACGTTGTTGCTTCTGAGAAAGTAATTGATCCAAGATCAAAGAAGGGCAAAGAAGAAGGAACTCCTTTTGCTTGGTGGAATGCTCAAACAGATAGTGAATTGGTCTCACAAGTACTATCGACTAGCGAATATCTCAAGCGAACAAACATTCAACGAGTCAGACAAGCTTCAATCTATGCTCGTCTCTTCAGCGGTAAACCTCTATACAACTTCCTAGCTGCGAATTCTACACTTGATTCGAGTAATCAACTCCCAATGGGACGACCAACAGCAAATGTTGTGTATTCGTGCATTGACACCCTTGTTTCTAGGCTGACACAGAACAAACCTAAGCCTGTTTTCCTTACAGACAATGGACATTACAAGGAGCGGAAGCTTGCTAAGGAAGCGAATGCGTTTATCTCGGGCGAATTGTATCGAACCAAGGCTTATGCGTTAGGTGCAACAGCATTCAGAGATGCCTGCGTTCTTGGAGATGGCTTTATTAAGGTAATGCCAAGGCATAACAAGGTTCATCTCGAGCGAGTGGTGGGTATTGAACTCAATACTGACTTCAATGATGGATATTATCGCAATCCAAGGCAGCTTGAACAAAAGAAACTAATCGATCGCGGCGTGATCATGGAAGAGTTTCAGAATAAAGAAGAGGTTATCGATGGAGCGCAATCATCTAACGTCGATTCATCTCCAAGAAGTACAGAAACAATCTCTGATCAGATCATTACATCTGAAATGTGGCATTTACCTTCTGGGCCTGGCGCTAATGATGGCCGTCATGTCATTGTATGCGCTGGCGGAGTCATCTTAGATGAATCATGGTCTAAGAAATCATTTCCATTTGTAAACTTTGGTTACAATCCTAATATGGTCGGTTTCTTCTCTCAAGGATTGGCTGAAATTCTAATGCCAACTCAAATGGAGATTTACCGAATGCTCATCATTGCTTCACAAGCAATTGAGCTAATGGGTGTTCCTCGTATCTATATTGATGAGATGTCGAAGATCATGGAAACCTCATTCAACAATCGTATCGGGACGATTATTAAAGGTAGAGGCAACCCTCCTGAGTTTATCAATGCAACGGCTAATTCTCCTGAGATTTATCAATGGATCCAATGGCTAATTGCTAATGCTTATCAAATGGCTGGCATATCTCAGATGGCTGCATCTGGAGTTAAACCGGCGGGATTAAATTCCGGTGAAGCGCAGAGAGAGTTTTTACAGACCCAAGACGAAAGATTTTCCGCATTAGAAACTAGATATGCAGAATGCTATCCCGAACTCAGCTACTTGATGATTGATTGTGCAAAAGACATTGCAGATGAGACCGGATCATATACCACGGTTTACCCTGGTAAAGACGGTACAAGGGAAGTTGATTTCAAGAACATTAAGAAGCTTAAAGATACTTACGTGATTCAATGCTTTGAAGAATCATCGTTGCCTAAAGATCCTGCCGGTCGTCAGGCTAAATTATCCGAGATGCTTGCTGCTCAAGAAATTACCAAAGAAGAGTTTAGACGGCTGTCTAACTTCCCTGATCTTGAGCAAGACGACCGTTTAGCCTCTGCTTTAGAAGAGCGGATCCTAATGTGTCTCGATGAGATTATTGATAACGGCGACAAGAACTATGCAGACATTCAGCCAAACTCATTCTTACTTGATCCAACTGATATGGCTACCACCAAAGCAGTACAGTATATCAATATGTATGCAGGTCAAAAACTAGAGCCTGAAAAGATGGATACGTTACGGACATGGTGGACACAGGTTCAAGCGCTTAAACAAGCAGCTATGCCTCCTCCAACGATGGAACCACAAGCAGCTCCTAGCGCTGGTCCTGTTCCAATTGCACCGCCTAATCCTTCAATTGCTCCAACCTCGGCTGCACAAGTTTAAATTTCCAATAACAAGAAGAAACAAAACCAAGGAGAATACATGGCATACACAGTAGAACCAGTAGTAGCACCCGCGTCCGCACCACAACAAACACAACAGATCACAAAAGAAGATAGGGTAATTGATCCTTACAGCTCAAATACTCGCCTTGAAAAGGCTCAAGCTAAAGTAGCTGAGTCTAATGGTCCCTCAGTCAACAGTGTAAGTGCCGCAGAATCGGGACAGGCTGAAGAATCAGTAACACTTAGTCCGCAAGTTGCCGCCCTTGCTCGTAAAGAGCAGCGTTTTCGTCAACAACAACAAACTCTAAAACAACGTGAGGCAGATTTAGCCGCAAGAGAAGCGAAGCTTGGTCAATTGAGCGACCTAGACTCGAAGCTTGCAGCAAAAGATTATTCCGTTATTGAAGAGAAAGTTAATTATGACGACTACACCAACTATCTACTAAACAAAAACGCGAATTTGTCTCCCGAGGCTCAAAAATTAAACAAAGTTGAGACCGAACTCGAGGCAATGAAGAAACAGCGCGAAGAAGATATTTCAAGGCAGTACGATGCGGCCAAATCATTCAGAAGAAAAGCAGTCTCAGAGTTAATCGATACTAATAAAGAATTCTCCAAAATTAAAAAAGCAGGTGAAGCCGGTAAAGATGCGGTTATGCATCACATAATGGAAACCTGGGAGAAAGACGATATTGAATTATCTCCTGAGCAGGCTGCAAAAGAAGTACAAGAAATTTTACTCGCCAAAGCAAAATCTTGGAATTCGATTCTTGAGGAGGATCCTGTTGAATCGAATACGGAACTGAAGAAACCGCTTCCACCATTGCGACAAGGCACAAAAACACTAACTAACAATATGACTATTAACGGTGAGCCCAAAAAGCCATCACGTAGTTACTCTCAAATGTCTGAAGCTGAACGCTATGCGGAAGCAAGACGACGTGTTGAAGAGAAAATGAAAAAAGGAAACTAATATATGTCTACTCCTAATAATCCCGCATTTGCTTATTCAAATGCGCAAACAAACGTAGCGACTCTTAAAGAGTTGTATAGCGATGATGCTTGGGTAATGAAGGATTTGGTGTTTAACCGAAACCCTGCTCTTGCGTTAATGGACAAAGATGAAACTGAAATGGGTCTCGGTGGTAAGTACTTCCCGATTCCAGTATTGTCTGACACTGGTGCGGGTCGATCTGCTAACTTTGGTAATGCACAAGCATACCAATCGGCTCCTGTTACCGTTGAATTTAACGTAACTCGAGTGCAGAACTATTCACTTGCAACATTGACCGGTGATTTCCTACGCGCTTCTGCTCAAAACATCGGTGCATTTATGCCTGGTGCAGAGTTGAACGTTAAAGCTGCTTTCCAATCTATTGGTAACGATTTAGCGCATGATATTTTCAGCGATGGATCTGGAACCCGTGGAACTTATGGACTAGGCGCGGGATCAATCACTGCTGGAGTAATCCAACTTGATAGTCTTTCACAAGTTTATCAATTCGCGGTTAACATGGCTCTTGTTTCATTCAGTGTGTCTGGACAAACTCCGACACAATCAACTGGTGCAAACATTGGTTATGTTATCGCTGTAGACACAAGCCTTGGAACCGTAACTGTATCTGCTACTCAGCAAGGTGCGGCTGGAACTCCAACAGGTTGGTCAACTGCATTTCCATATCTTGCTCAAATCGGTGATGTTAATTTTATCACCAATGGTTTGAACTCTGCAAACATGCTTAAAATAGCGGGTTTCGCTGCATGGATCCCACCAACTGCTCCAAGTGGTTCAGATAACTTTTTCGGTGTAAACCGGTCAGTGTCTCCTACTAAGTTAGCTGGTTTGAGATTCTCTGGTGCATCTGAATCTATTCAAGATGCATTGATCGATGCTGCCAATCAATTGGCTGCAAATGGATCTGAAGCTGGTGATCCAGACTTCATCTTCATCAATCCGGTTTCCTACCAAACACTCGTTAAGCAATTAACAAGTCAAGGTGTTTACCAAATGATCAAAGCTAAAATTAACGAAGAAGTTAATATTTCATTCAAAGCATTGGTTCTCCCAACTGCTAACGGTGAAATCGCAATCCTGCAGGATAGAAATTGTCAAAGTCAAAGCGCCTGGGTAATCTCGCACAAAACTTGGAAGCTAAGAACTCTTGGAAAATGTCCACAGTTCTTAACCTATCCAGGCTTTTATGATCAATTGGGGATTCCTGTGCCTGGATCAGATGCAATTCAATTGCAAATTGGTTACTATGGCAACATGACCTGTAACGCGCCAGGTGCAAATGCATTCGTAACTCTTGCTCAGTAATTGTTATTGGATGACTCATTATTGAGTAACTTTGGGCTGTGACTTAAAACGTCATGGCCCATTGTCGTTTTATGGTCGATTAGACATCATTGAGTGGACTCCACTTACCGTCTTTAGACTAGATTCCCCGACGCTCTAAAGACGAAATGATCGGGGAAATTGGAGTCTCATCATGGCTGGCTATATTGGTACAAATAAACTTGGTTATAATGGCGGTCGCTATTATTCATTCTTAAATCGTCCGGTGACTATTGATTGCAGTTTTGTAGTCGATAGCACAAACGGAAATGGTCTTGGTATTCGGTCTTTAAAGGGATCGGGTGTTCAAAACGTA